GGCGTCTAACGCATCTCTTGCGGCCAGAACTATTTTGCGATTGGAGCCAGAGAGCACCCGGCCTTCTTTAACCCGGTTCTCGTGGTTGCGCTGCATGTTGTGGGTCTGCTTCTCTAATGCGGCTACCACATCATCGAAGGACTCAAGGGAGCCGGATACCGATCTATCCTTGAGGTAAAATTCGTCATCTGAACTGTTTAGAAATTCTTCAATCTGCGCCGTGACTAGCGGGATCATTGTCGGCGGGTATTCGTTAAAGGCTTCGGCTACTTTCGCCTTCCAATCCATTACCACGCCCGTCACGTCAGAATCTTTCGCTGTCTCAGCAATCTTGCGAATTACGCGACGCAAAGCAGACTCCACCTCCCAAGTGGAGGGAGTCGTTTGCGCCATCTCTTCAGCCAGCATTCCTTTAGCAGTGTCGCCTTCAGCCTTGATTGAGATTAAAGCGGTCTGATCGTTCATTCCGACCAATACTGGGCTCCACTCTTTCCAGTCACCCTCAATCAGTTCGCGAGCGCCTGTCTCTTTGTCTTTGCCGTCCTTGAGGACTGAATAGCCAATAGAAAACTCGTCAACAATGCCAAACTTGATATCGGAGTAAGCTTCCTTGCCCCTCTGCGTGTCGAGATTGAATTGACCTTTGATGTAGGCACCACCGAGCAACTTAAGCGAATCGGGCAGCATTGGATCGCCGGGAAGCAATTCTTTAGCTTCGAGCGTCTTGGCTATTGGCTGTTTCCAGTCGTGCGCCCAAACGCCCTTCGGAAGTTTCTTGTCGATGGACTTTGAGAAAAAGCCCGGCATGACCTTCTCGTTGCCGTGATCCACGTTGGAAAAGACGCTGACAATCGCCTCTATAATTCCGGCCTGATCGTCCGCGACCTTCATATCGGCAACTGAGTAAGACTTGCGCTCGATGTTCATTTCGAGGGACTCCAGACAAAGAAAATGCCCGCACAGATTCCGTGTTAGGGAATCTGGCGGGCGGGAACGGTCTATGCCGGTCTCTGGCTCGCTAGGTTGTTGTCAATTCGGCGTCACGCCGCTGAATCTTTTCTAACTTGTCGATTGCGTTATAGAGAGTGCGCTTAATGCCTTCGATCTCACTATCGCGCGGGATATTACCACGACCCTGCGCTTTAGGTGCGACGCTCGGTTTGGGTGTCGTTGGCGCGGGATTAAGATTGCCGCGTTGTGATCCTTCTCGAATGGGTTCGCTCACTGAATGTTAACAATGCGCCCTACGGTAACACCGTTCTGCTTTAGGTGAATCTCGCCTTTTGGCATTCGCGGATCGATGACGAACTTTTGACCACGAACAATTTCCTCTCTCAATCCGCAGCGACTGCACTCGTGGCCTTTTTCGTCAAGTATGAAGTCATGGGTAGCACACGAAAACGCGCCGTTTGGGATAATCTTAAGATTCATGCGTTTAACTGCCTCATCCGTTCTTTCAACCCCGCCGCCTTCGCGGGGCATACAGCACTCGGCATTAAGTTCCCACAATATTCGCATAGCATAAGGTTATAGCTGATGTTGAAACTCCGAACGAAACGCCCATTAGGATCATTGCCGCGACCACTGCACTGTTGCCGTGTCATAAAGCAGGCGAGTTTCGACGCGTCCAGATCGTTCGCTCGGACCAGTTCAAGTAATGCGGCTTCTTCAGACCGCGACAACCTCTCGAGCGCTTGCATGTTTGGCTTTGGCGTGGACTTGCTCATTGATCCAATGATAGGTCTTTGCCAGTCCCTCCTCAAGGCTGACTTTCGCTTCCCATCCTAGCACTTCGCGTAAGCGTGTGTTATCTGAATTCCTTCCACGCACACCTTGCGGCTTAGTCAGATCGTAACGCTTGCGAATCGTCTTCCCCGCGATTGCCGCTACTATGTCGACTAACTGATTGATTGAGATCATCCGGTCCTGTCCGAGGTTCAGCGGTTCGCGATAGTCGGAGCGCATCAATCGATAGATGCCCTCAACGCAGTCATCTATGTAATTATACGATCTGGTTTGCTCACCATCGCCCCACACTTCGATCTCATCACCGTCATTTGCTAAGGCGATCTTGCGACAGATTGCCGCCGGGGATTTCTCTCTACCGCCATCGTAGGTTCCGAGTGGTCCGAATGTGTTGTGAAACCTGACGATGCGGGTCTCCATGCCATAGTCTTCGCGATAGTGGCGACAAACACGCTCGAAATAGAGCTTCTCCCAACCGTAACCATCTTCAGGATCTGCCGGGTAAGCATCTTCTTCTTTCAGTGGAGCCGCGTCAGTCTCGTTTTGCTTGAATCCAGGATATGCACAGGCCGAAGAGGTGTAGAAGTATCTTTTGATCCCTTGCAAACGTGCGGCTTCGATTGTGTTGAGGTTAATGAGAGTGTTGTTGCGAACGATTGCCGCCTTGCCTTGTGTAATGAATCCGATCCCGCCCATGTCAGCAGCAAGTCCATAGACCTCGCGGGCATCGCCAACCGCGTCTATTGCCTGATCCCAAAATCTCAAGTCGCGAATTTTGAACTCGTCAAAGTCTGCTACCGAGCGGTACTCAGGCTTTTTGATATCAACACCGCGCACCCAGTGGCCGCGCTCGCGAAGATACTTGCTGAGATGGCCGCCGATGAAGCCGCCCGCGCCGGTCACAACTACTCGCGTCTGTTTCACGCGGCCTTTCTCCTCTGGTAGTGAATTCTTTACAGGGTGTCTCATCGAATCGAAGGATAAACTAAGCAGCCTGTTTAATTTCTGCGGTTTGGTAGTTGATTACAATCCAGCCGGGCGAGTAGATGTCCTTTGGATCGAGACTCGCAAGGTAGGGTCCACCAAACCACGGATAGGGTGCGACCACTTTCTTATCCGGCGCCTCACCTAAGATCGCCGCCATTGCAGAGTAGCTACTGTTGGCAATGATGAAGTGACGACAGCGTTTCATTAGCCGAAAGTCGTTTAGATAATCCTTTTCAATTGAGTATTCGACTCCTGACCCAAACATCTCCCGCGCTAACGGGATGTCATCTGAGAACACTAGAAACTTTGCGCCGGGGAACTGCGCCATTGCCGGGCCGTAGTAGTCCATTGCCATTCGCGGATGATAGTGGTTCCCGTCTGGATGCTGTGGGCTGGCTTGTAATCCGTAATCTCCAGCCCTCCAATGAATCGCTACATAGTCATTCAATGGCGGCTCGTCTTTCATCCGGAAATGAAACTTACATTCGTCAATTGCGTGTTCGAAGTATTTCTCTGATTGAAAGTGGCCTAAGAGTGAAACACTGCGGCTCAGCTTTACATCATAATAGCCCCACGGTACGCCATGCTCTGGTAGTTCGGGACCGTCATACAAGGGAAGGGGATTGACGAAACGCGACTGAGTGTCGATGTCGAGATCCGGTTCGAAGTCTCTGCCGTTGTAGTTCATCCAGTAAGGAAAAGCGAAGTCAAATCCGTTCTTGCGGGCGATTCCGATTGCGCCGGCTATTTGATAGAGCTGGTTTGCGAATCGGCCATATCGGCCCAGTTTGGCGAAGGTGCAGATATCCATGCTCAGATCCCAATACCAGCAAGCGCATTCAGGGCACTCGTTTTGTCCGGGAACGGGCTGTGCGTGATGGGCTGCTTACGCCAAGCCAGATCCGAACCGCAATAGTACGCGTTATCGCCATCTCGATAGTCCGCAACCATAATCCCGCCACCATAGTTTTCCAGAAAGACGTCCTTGTCATTTAGCTGATTTTCATTCACGCCGCGACCTCCTTTAACCAATCTCTCTTAAAATACAACTCTGAATTACTCAGTCCATCACCTTCGATCTCTGGAAATAGATGCCGATATTCGTTAGCGATCATCACGAGGTTCCCAGTGTGGCAGAGTAAGAAATAGCCTTTCTCCAAACCTAGTTGGACCCCTGTGAGGTATCCGGCAGCGCCATCCGAGTTAACGCCTGCTACGTTCGGCGGAATGCCTGAATCGATCTCAACAATAACGATCTTTGGCTTGGCTTTGAGTCCGATGAAGATTCGATAATCGGCTCCATCGGTGTCGAGTGATAAGAGATCACACCGATCATCTACGAAGGCGTTGATGTTATTTTCGTCTACGCGAGCGCATTGCACACGGGCGCGAGACACGTTTGCATAATTAGCCTTGCATTTCTGGTAAAGATCCCAATCCGACTCGACAAACACCCCAAACCATCCAGCATCAACTAGCAAGGCTGTATTTGAGCAAAAGTGGCCATCGTTAGCTCCGATTTCCACCGTTCGGAAGTTAAGTTTTGTGACTTCCAGCAAGCGTAGCCAGCATTCCCCTAGCACGCCTTCCTCGCCGTTTTGCGAGTATTTGTAGTTCTTTGCGTATTTGTGTAAGAAGCTAAGCATTTCCTAAATAGCCCACGTTCCGTAAACACAATCAGCATCAAAGAATCCTGGCAGCCGATCTGTGTATCGCTTCACTTCACCAAACCAGCGCCTAAAATCATCTTCTGTAAACGTGTGCGGGTGATAAATACAAGTCGGATAATCAACGGGCTCAAAGAAGCGAACTACGGGCGCGCACCGCTTAGCCTTGGTTACGACCAGCTCGGGATCTCGAACATGCTGGAGACAGTTAAAGATCCATACTTCATCTGACTTCGGCGGATAAGGTGTGTCTTCAAATGCTCGTTGATACCAAACTATCTTTTGCGCTTGAGCGAGGTTCGAGAGCGAGTCAAAGTGAAGCGGTTCGTAAACAACGCCTTGACCTCCCGAGCAAAATTGAATTGCCGGATATGCGCCACACCCGATCTCTGTAATGAACTTGCCGCTTTGATCTTCTGGCATTCCAAGGTAGTCGAAGATGTGTTGGTATGCGCGGCACGACTTCTCGCGATCATAAGAAACAACGGCGACCTCTGCCGCTTGTGCTTCTTGCCAGCGTGACTGCGTGACGGCTTGGATCATTTAGCTAAGCCTGCGACGCCCTTTCTATATTCTCTTGGAACCGCTTAAAGGTACTTACTAACTCCTCAGCACTCGCGGGCCACTCGTTGTTACGCCTCCGGTGGTGCGAAAAGAGCACGGGGTAATCATCACTCGCATACTCTGGCAACTTCTCATAACTGAATGCACCATCATTGTACGACGCCGGCCAGTAGTGCAACTTGATCCCTTCCCGATACGCCAGTGTAGTTAAGATTGCTTGATCGTGTCGATTCTCTCTGAACTCGGGATGATTCGGAGCAATGCTGGGCGAATCGTCAATCAGATACCGCCATTCATCTGTGCAGACACCTTCACTGTAACGGATTCGGTGTAAGCACCACTTGAGCCATTCAGCAACAAACTTTCTTGAGTAGTCAGACACGCGAAAGAAGATTACTGAGGCTTGGCATTGCTTGCCGAACCGTTCCCATACCAACTTACTGTTAAATTCTTCGGTGAATGAGTCGCGCATTTGTCGGTGCAGCCAACTCTCTCTGTACACCACCTCAACAATATCCCTCTTACACCAGTGGGCATGTTCCCAGTTGTTTCCGAATAGAAAGATGTCCTGATCCATGCGGTCGATTATGTGGGAGACGGGAGCGATGAACTCGACTCCAGCGTCGCTATATATCAGCGTGTCATTATCGTGACACAGCCTTATCGTTTCAGCGATAACGAATGGCTTCCAACTCCAAAACGCCGGGCCACGAGTCGCAGAGGCTAATTGTTGATTGATGCCGTGATAGGCCCAGCTATTGCGGATTGCCGCCCATCGCGTTGCAATAGCAATGTCGACTCCGTTTCGCTTCGCGCTTTCAACGCACAAGTCAGCCGCTCGGCTCATGCTGGAATCTGAGAATGTAACTAGATGGGTGGTCATGCTAGCTTAGGCTAGTTGAAAATCTATAAACCAAAGATCGTACAGATAACTTCTTACATTTTGCAGGATGGATTCTCCTAATGTGTTGCAGCCGGGATTATCTATCCAAAGATGTGTGACTAAAGCATAAGACTCCCAACTAATATCGGCTTCGTGGTTATATAGTTGATGGGTTGTCATAACGCTCATTTCAATCTTAACTCCGATGCTTCAAATATCGGCGTGTAATTGGGCGGGGCATCAGCAGGAGTTTGAAACCTGACCCTCCGGTTTGCTCAGCAGGCGAACCCGCTCCGATCCGTTGTGCCTCTACACCATTGCCCCAAAACTTTATTTTAACTTCTTATCACTCTCAAACCATCTCGCGAGAATCGCCTGAGCCAAAGAATAAATAGCCCGGTGCTCGAAGTATCCAGCATTCGCTACCATCCCCTGTCTATCGTAGACCTTAGCGATTAACGCGAAGACCGCAGCCTCTACGAACCATTCCTTGGAAGAGCGATCTAGGAAATTCATCTAAAGTCTCCTCCCGCTTTTTCATGGTAGCGTTTCTTCCAACAACCAAACCGAGTACATTGCTGATAATCTCGGTGCTGCGGAAACATTGCAAACATATGCAGAAACGGCGGAGTTTCCCAACGATGAAGACCTAAACGGCACAGCGGCGGATAGAACAACACATCAAGTATCGACCAAAGAAAGTCTGTCATCTCAACCTCTTTTCGCTTTCTTGAAAGATCTCCGTGTAGTCATCAACTACCCCTCGCCGCCATATGCTGCTGACTCGCGGTCTTTGGTACGCAACCATCGGAGCCACACAGTAAGCATTAAACTCAGGCAACCGGCTGCTCAAATACTGGTCAAACATTCTTTCTGAAAACATTGGCTGCTTCGCTAAAATCTCAAATACACACTTCCTATTGTACGCGATTGCGTGTGTGGTCCATGCTGCTTTAACGCGAAATAAATGCTCTGAATATCTCTGAGGTTGTGGCTCGCCATTGTTCCAGCAAACCAAGTTAGCGCCAAGATAGAGGATGTCCCAATCCTCTGGTAGTTCGCGTAGCGCGCTCTCCAAATGGCCCAAGTCACGAAAGATACAATCATCTTCGACGTGCAGGAGTGTTTTCTTTTCTTCAAGCCAGAACTGACAGAGTATTTCTCTCTCTGACTTACTAAAACTTTGATGTGGACCTATATCGGGGAGAGACTGAAACCTTTCCACTTCTAAGCCTACACGCGCGAACTCTTGAGCGCCGATGGCCCATTCTTCTGCTAGAGTGGTTAGGCAGACGCGCTTGTCAAAGAACAGCCAGTTCACCTTTTTTCTACGCTCAGATTCCAGCCATTCTTGCGGCCGTTCAGAATGAATCCGCGAATCCTGGTTGATGGAGAAAGATCCAGCGACAGCAGCAGGAAGGATACTTGACCGTATTCGGCCTTAAAACTCCGCTGCTCTTCGGTAGTTAACGGCCGTTGTTTGTATTGCCACTCATCCGCGCGTAGGGCGATTTCGCACCCAGCGCATCCACAGCGAGTAACAACCATAACCCGGTTGCGCCAGTTGTGAGTCCCCCTTTTCCATTGGTCGGTTTCATTGATGATCTCACGGGCGACGGTTTCGGCGCTTTGAAAGCAGTAAGGGCCGCACTCGTGGTCAGGCTCCGGTTGGTTCTGAGCGTCGACAATGGTTTTGCCCGCAAGCATTCCTACGAGTCCGGTAATGCTAATACCCCGCAGTATTGAACGTCTGTTCATATCGTCTCTCCTCGTATACCTAACCACCGGGAGCGATGTAGACCCAAAAACATCTGCAAAGGTCGCTTCCGGCACACGAACTGTTTGGCACGGGCTCAAGATCGTCCTCATTGCTTGCCGTTTTACCGTCCTCACCTGCACATGGATCACATACGTTCTGATCTAGCAGAGCTGAGTATTCCACGCGATCCCAATCATCTGATCTGCGTTCAGCTTCGTCACTTCTACCGATATTGATTACCTTATTTGCGAGGCCTCGCGAAGCTCGGTCGATGTACGTTACCGAGCCCGCCGTGATCTCGTTCTGCACCGCATCAATTAAATCTTTTCCTGTCTTACCTAACAGAGAATGTCTTGCTGCGGCATCGATAATTCTTGACTGCACGTCGTTCGCTACTCGGCTATCTGTTAGGTCCGTGAGTAGGTCGAGATCGTTAAACCCCTCTTCTGGTACGGCTTCTTTTCTGCCCAGTTCTGCGGCTACCAGCATCCGCCCCTGTCGATGAACCTTAACCAGTCGCTCTCTCAACTCCTCGCGAGATTCTTTCGAGGCTTGCAGCGTTAACTCGTGATACGTCGCGGGCTTTAGCTTCTTGATCGCTTTCAATCCATCAACAATCAAGTCCTTTCGCAGACCCAACAGAATCTTGCCGATAGATTCCTTTGCTGACTCTTGAGCGTTATGTATTCCTTTGACCGCGATCTTCTCATGCTCTTTTGGTTCGCGTGAGAGTTTCAATCCTTCCCATTCAAAGGATTTCTTTTCAAGATGGTTTAGACCGAGATGCGTATAGAACGCTGTTGCTTTTGCTTCGCCGTAGAGATCAATGAGACGCTGCCAGCCTTGCGCGTGCTTGACCGCAAGGGCAGCGTTCAACTTGATGGTTAAGACTTTCTCTTGCAGGCTCATTTCTTGGCCGATGAGTTACGACTAATTAATCCAATCTCCCGGCTTGTACAAAGGTTTGGTCTCAGCAAGCAGTGTTACATCAACACGCGGCGGTATCTCTGGAGCTGGGACAGGCCGCTTGCCAAATAACTCGTCGTAGTCCTTTTTGAGGCGCGTGTTTACGTATTTCCGCAGAGCGCGGGCGGCATAAACGGCTAACGCTATCGACCACACTGGTGCTAACAACGTGTGGACTACGCACCTCAGTAAGTTATGCTCGTAGATGCCGTAATCAACCCACTTCTTGACGCACCAGAAGAGCATCCCGGCGGTATATAAGATAATGAATAAACCGGCGGCGGTTCCTCTCATTTGGCTACAAACTCCTTCATCTGCTTTTCCAGTCCCTCAATATATTGTTCCATGTCGGCAAACTTCGCTAACGATGAGGGATCAATCGGCGGCTGGTTTGTGGGCTTTGGTTCAGGCGCTTTAGTTGCCATCTCCAAGAGCTTTTCAGGGCTCATGGGAGTCGAAAGTCCCGGCACCATGCGAATATCACCGAGCGGTGGCCCTACGGGCTTTTTGCCCACATCAGCGAGATACTGATCAAGCGTCGAACCACCAGACTTGAATATCTCTGAGCATCGCTTAACCTTTGCGTCTTCGTCTTCCTGCAGCACTCTGACTTTAGAGGTATCAAACACAAACTCTGCACCCTCAGAGCCTTCGAACTCAGATAGCAGTTGATGTGTAAACTCTTCGGCCCAAACTCCCTGAATTGGAATGATTACTTCCTCATAGCCTTGCTGTCTTGCTTGTTCAGAAGAGGCATAGGAAGTCCCATTTTGTATTCCTACCATCACCTGTAATGCGGCTGGTGAGATTTGGCATACAGCGCATACCCGAGACTCGGGAATCAATCTCAACTGTGAGAGATCGAGTTCGGATGGATTGAAGCCAAACTTCTCCAGCGTTACCGGCTGCGTCATGATCACTGGCTCGCCCGCTCGCGTTCCTGTGGTCTTCTGAATCCAGCTCTCTTTCATTGCAGCGGCGTTAGTTTCATTAATGGTTACGGTGTCGTCTTTTGGTGAGAACACAGGCACTTGCAAACCCATATTGGCCATGATCGACGCTGTAAATAGTGCCATCTTGTCATCGCCATACAGTTCCTTATAGAGCGACTCAAAGGCCCCGAGACCACGTCGCGGACGGGCGGGATCCTGCTGCCGCTTAATGTGAACAACGTCATTTGCCGGATACAGCACTGGGGATTTGCCGGGCGGTGTGTACTGATAATGTGAGAGAAACGAATCAAGGTCCGCGTTCTTCTCTCCGTGTGCTGCGGCCCATTGCTCAACGTCTGGCGTGCGCCCGTCACCAGGCCAACGCTCATCAACTAAGAAGTGCGGAAGGTTCCACAACTCAACCGGCATGCCCGTCATGTCGCGCGTTTCGTAGAAATACACGTTCCCTGAGAACCACCATCCCATTGAACACGAGCCCGCGTAGTTCGCCCAAATGTGGTGTTTATTTGGTCTGCGAATTAATTGCGCTGCCGGGTGCAAATAGTCAATCTCAACGTCGCCGCCCTTTTTGGTTCGTGAGACTGCGGGCTTGGCTTCTGGTATTCGATTTGCCGTGAAGTTAACCACCGCCATCGCCAGCGAATTAAGATCGAGGTCTCCCACTTCATGCCGATAGTCAGTCTTTCTGAACATTCGGCCCCATGAGTAGGGGGACGGATAGTAAGGTGCTGAATAGTTTTGCTGGCCTAGATCTGGAGCGGGCAGAGGCTTGGCTTTCCGCTGTAAGGCACGGTACGCCTTGCTCAACCGAGCAATTACTCCCTCACCAGTCTTTGTTGCCGCTGTTTCCATTAGTACATCTTCAGTTCGCGGGCGCCTTGCGCTAGACCTAGTTCGGTTGCAGCCCACACCAAGGCGTCCATTCTGTTGGGGCTCGGATCTCCAGGCGTCCACAGACACATTTCGTCTTCCAACTGCGGGAACGACCCAACGTGATGTGCTCTGCCGTGCTCGTATACCGCCGCGATAGGCTCTGCCCGCGTTTGCTTTCCTCGTGATGCATGAACCAGTTTTACTCGGATATTCGGATCGACCGTCGCAATTGTTAGTGAAACCATTTCACCGCCGTTATTAGCCTCTGCAACAATACAGTCCGCCTTGTGCTTGTGGTATGCCGTAACAGCCGCCGTAGCCCACGTCTTTGGACTGCCCTGTACGCTGTCATCGGCTACCGTGTAGCCCTCTTTGTTCGCCCGTCCCATCGTAATAATACCCGCCTCATCCCCGGTGCTACTCGCTGACGGGTCAATGGCAACCGCAACACTGTCGAAATCGGGATGTTTAATCACTCGCGTCTCTTCAATCAACTCCCGCGTCCACAAGGCTCCCGGTGCCTGCTCAATGTCTTCGGCTAGTATCTCCATCCGATAAGATAGCGCCGTCATGTCGGAGGTTATTTCACCGAGTGCCGCTTCGCTAATATGCGGGTTGTCTTGACTGCGAAAGTGATATGCGGCCCATCTATCGCCCTCCTTGGCTCTTTCTTGTGCCTTCTTGAATAGCTTGGCGGCATGTTGCGGATCGTCGGCTTTGCTTACACTGCGTGATCGCAAACTTGGTGGTGTGTAGATAAAAACCGCATCTCCGTCATTGTCAAGGAGCATCGGCGCGCCGACCACTTCCCACGCCTCTTCATTCATTAACTGCCATTCATCAAGGTAAAGATCGTCAGCGTAATCGCCTCGCAATGTGTCCGCGTTCCATGCTGTTTTAGCTCGGATTCGCTGCTCCGTGCCAACCAGTTCGATTGTGTGATCGCTCTCATTTTTGCGAAAAATACCCGCTTCAATTGGCTCTTGAAGGGCGCGGCATACCGTCACCCAATATCTGCCGATCTGTTCCGCTGTGGGTGCTGCGTACAACTGCCGGCGACCAGCAAGAAACTTTTTAACCGACCTGGTTGCAACGCCAACCGTTTTACCGCCGCGGCGCCCCGCACGGACCACGATGCGCTTGGCTGTACTGTCAATGAACTGGCCCTGCTTCTCGTGTGGGCGGGGCAGGTGGACCGTAATCTCTCGCGTCATTTCTTGTCATCGTAGACAACCCTAACTGTGATTGGTTCACCATTCTGACCGGAGTGTTCATGCTTCTCTGTGGGCTTCCCAAATGCGTATCCGAGCAGCAGCGACGCGGCAGAAACAGCAGCTTTGTCATCTTGGCCGCGCGCGATTCTTAATAGGTTTTGAATAACATCTTTCCGATCTTTCAACGTGAACGCGGATTTCAACAATGACGTTAGGCCCATCTCTTCGGCCTTAGACTTACGACCACTTCGGCCCTTCTTCCCGCCAACGCCTTTTACCGCTGCTCCTGCTGCCACGTTTTACTACGTTTTATAACGCCTCCGCTTGGTTGTCTCCCGCCTGTGGCGCTACCCCATTTTTATTGACCTTTTTCACTGAACCACCACGTTAACCGTCTTACTTCCACACGGCCCGGTAACTATAATACTGCTCGACTTCTTTTTCGCTTGCAATAGAAACTCGGCGATCATTGAAGTTCCGTTAACTACTCTTGTTGCTGGACTCGCCGTTACCTGTCCTGAAGTTTGGCTAACTGTCACCGTGCCAATCTGAGTTAATCCAACAAAGGTTATTACGAGCTTTGCTGCCCCCCACTGAGGCACTATCGGATTATTCACAGTCATCGTGCAGACAATTGGTGTCGGCACAGGGGATGGTACCGGCGTCGGTGCCGGTATGGGACTTGGTGTCGGTATTGATGTCCCGCCACTCTCAATTGCTCCGATATCAGGACCGTTCCCATTGAACACCAGGTTAACCGCCGCTCTGGAAGTAAAGCTGATTGCCTTGTCAACGGTTAGTTTCCCCGCCTCAACCTTTGTAACCATCGCTGTTACAGAACCAACCCGAATCTGATCACCTGTAATGACTCCCATGCCATCAGAAAAGAATCCCGAGTCTTCAATCGGGATCACATTTGAATTACCCGCTGCTGTCGTCATGGTTAGATTCACACCGGTATCGATTGCTGGCGAACCGGTTGCTAATGAGAAGTCTCCCGCATCAGCGTTAACAAATCTCGGGTTAACTTCACGGTTTCCACTCCACGGGAATGCTTGTTCAGCTTGCGCTAATGACCAGACCAGATCCGCGACCTGTTTTGTTTGGTGATAAACCATTCTCGGCTCGTTTGGCTTATCTCCCATCGCGTCAGCATGAAGGATTATGTTCCCTGTAAACTTAGTCTTTCCAAATACATCCCACGGCACGGAACTTTGATATGAGTCTGCGGTGATGTAGTTGTTTCCAGCCGGCCAATATGGCTCCTGCGGTCCCTGTGTCTTGTTTCGATAAAAGATACAGTTCACGATCTTGTTGTCATCAATCCGCGCCTCATCCTTTTGGATCATCTGAAACGGCACATATGAAGCTCGGTAAACAACTTCGTTGTAGATACGATTGTGCTGTGCGTTCTGGAGGAGGCCCGCAAAGGTGTAGGCCGCGACTGCGTACCCGGCTTGATTTGGCCCCGTCAGATAGCAGAGGTTTTTTCGATAAATGCCGTTTGTTGCCGCAACCTGAATACATGACTTCGGATAGTTCACCTGTTCGCCGGTGTGCGAGATTCGATTTTCTTCGACTAACGTGTTTGTCGTTCCACGGATCATGTAGATGCCGCCGCCCCAGTACTGATCGATTACGTTCTGACGGACCACGATACGATCGCTCATCAGTTCGTTGTCGTTCATCACATCAACTGCGGCGTGGCCGCATTTTGTAAATGTATTGCCTTGGATCAGAACCTGACTTGAACCTCGGATAGCAATGCAGTCTCCCTGCCCTTGATTTTCTACCGTTCCCGTCGTGTCGAAAGAAGAGTTTTCGATGAACACTCGAGATGCGCGGTTCGTCTTAACGAGTTCGGCGCCATTATTGTTCTTGAACTTCAGGTTTGTTAAGTGAGTCTCTTTGTTGTTTGAGACGTTAACAACGGCTGATAATGCCGTGTCTTGAAATGTTAATCCATCAACGTTCCAATAAGAACCAAAGATGTTCAGCGTTACTTGGTATTGATGCGTACCGGTGAAGATCGGTATCTCACCCGGATACGCTTTTAAGATTACAGGCTGGTCTGCGGTTCCCTGCGCCTGAGCATGGCAATAATTGCCTGAATATGTGCCGCCGCGCACAATAATCGAGGATCCGGCTGATACAACCGAGCACGCCTTATCCAGAGTTTTAAATGGGCGTTCGATTGAGCCATCGTCTGTGTCACTTCCTGATGGGGAGACGTAATATGTGACGCCAAACAGAGGGAGCACTAAGACAACAATAAGATTCAACATATTCAATCTGACATTCTTGGTTTATCAATCTCGCTGTAACTAATGTCGTGAGCGTCAAGTAGACCCTTAAGCCGCTTCATTTGGTGCTCGTGTAATGTCAGCCGTGTTGATTGCTGATCGCCTATTCGACGTGCATCCTCAAGATCCAACATCGTGTCTGTCGCTTTTCGTTCCCAATGATCCCGCTCGTCTTGCAGCCTTTCCGCTTTGGCGATTGCCGCTGTAGCCGCTTGAATCAATGATACATCCGTGTTGACCGTTATCTGTCGAGTTTCAGCATGGATCTTCGCTATCTCAACTGGCTCACGTTTACGCCTTGTTAACCAACCTCCCAGCCATCCAAGAGATGATGCAAGCACCAAACTAAGGATTTGCATCAGGCCGTGAGGGATAGTCGAGGTGTCTATTTGCATGACTCATCGGCGATCTAAGACCTGATTCAAATAGGCAAGAGTATCTGCGAGCGTTTTGTTCCGCCGCTCATCCTCAACACGATCCTTGATAACCAGATTGAACGTAGGTGACTTGCGGTGTTGTCGCGAGTCCTTCTGCCTCGGGAATACCAGAGAACTATACTGAGCCGACTCCAGTGGAAAACTCCGATCTAGTGGCACGTCTTTGTAACCGTGCCAGTTACTAATACAGGCTAGATCGGCTTGGTCCTCTGAGCTGAAAAAGCCGCCATTCTCAAACCAGAGTACCGTCTGCTTCTTGCCGTCAATCTCTATGCCCTTCGGACACGGAATTTTCATAACGTTCCATGAGAAATGGATGAACGGGCGAAAGACGTACTTAAAGAAGAATCTCCGATACCACGGCGTCGACGGATCAAGATCCCATTTCCAATGAGCCACCATCCACACCCGATCTTGAGTATCGGCGACTCGCTCCGGCATCATATTAGTCGCCTCCCC